CAGTTTGATAAAGTGCTTTACCAATTATCCAACCTTTTCTAGTTTCAATTCTACCAGATGATTGATAATAAATTGGGTGATAACCACCACTAACACACTTGCACCAAGTAATTAAACCCATTGGTTTTCCTTCGTGCTTACCTTTTTCATACTTAGGAAGGCTATCTATAGTCTCTTGACCAAACCACTTAACTGCTAAGTCATAGCCAAATTCGTATACTAAGTAAGCCTTTTTCACTTCGTATTGTGCTGCGTTTCTACTTGCCATTCTCTACTCCATAATAGATTCTGCTTATTTATGCTTATATTATATGCGAACTCGCATAGTATGTCAAACACAAAAAGCATTTAATCAGCCTTCAATCAGTGGAGTGTTTGGAATCCAACTAGACACTTACTAGACACTTTTGGTCAAAAAAGGTCTATTTTTAGTGTTTTTTTCGGATTATATTCGGAGTGGATTAGGACTAAATTCGGACAACCAACTTTTTTATATCCTAATGCTGATAAGGGATACAAGCTGTAACCCTTACTGGTATTAGTGGTGAGCCCGACAGGATTCGAACCTGTGACCCACTGATTAAAAGTCAGTTGTAATGCCTTTTAAGTCCTTGATAACACTGAATAATTTTTTCCAAACTAGACACCACTAGACAGTGTTATCATAAAATAGATGTAAAATGAATGTCAAGAACTTTAACTAGACAGCTACTAGACAGTTCTTCTTTTCATCTTTTTAGGCTTCTTTTTCATAGCCATTTTCTTTTTCTTTGGTGGTCTTCCAACTTTAGACCCATAAGTTCCTTTACCCATTGGCATAGTTTTCTCCTTCTAAATTAACATTTCCATCTTCTTCTAGCTGCTTTACCTCTTGGACCTGTCCAACTTTTTGACCTAGCACAAAAGTTTTTTCTTCTTTTTGCAGCTTTACTACCTGGTTTAACTTTACCAGTTACAGGAGCTTTTAAATTACTCCCAGTAGCTCTGTTGTATTTAGCTCTTCCCTTTGCAGTTAATCCACCACCCTGCTTGACAGATAGTTTTTCACCTCTTCCAACTGATAAATTGACAGATTTTTTTTTCTTTTTTCTAGCTACTGCCATCTATCAACCCTTGTCTGTATCCATTGGTTTTGTCATAAGTCATAATCTGTCTTCTAGGATCATCTGATATTGAGACATGAACCCACCCAGTATTTCCACCTGTGAAACATTCAAGTATAAGTTGGTCGAAATCTAAATTTTCACTAATCCATTTAGCAAGCTCCATGTTTGATATACCAGGCACTTCAATATCAACTGCTGCATCACCAACAACTCTACAACCATGCTGTGATTTTTTTGAGCTTCCTATGGCAAGGCTTAACTCAACTGATCTGAAACCAGAATTTGGAGTGAAAGGTATTCCATAATGGTCTCTTACTGGTTGAAGTATCTTTTCAGCTATAGATTTCAAAGACAATTCTTGTAATTTAGTAGGCTTATTGGGTATGCCTTTTCTCTCTGCTGTCTGTGATTTTGTCAGTTCAGCTAATGAGAAATTTTCTGTAAGTTGCATTACTTTTTCTTTTTTTTCTTTTTCAACTTTTTAAAATCAGCACCAGTAATTTTGTTTCTTGGTGGTGCTGTTCTTGCTAACTTTTTCTGTTTTGATGAATATTTACTGAATGGCATTATCTACCTCTTTTCTTTAAAATTGTTTTTACCTTACCTTTTGGATTAGCTCTTTTTCTTGTAACAGCAGATTTAATCTGTGATTTAGTCATAGTCCTTGCTTTTGCAGCAGGTACACATTTGGGGTAACCTCTTTTACTACCTTTAGCTTTTTTTCTGCCACAAGGTTTATATCCACCACCCTTTTTAGGTGCAGATATGTCTACCCATTTTTCTTTTTTGAACCATTTAGTTAGTCCACCACTCGGTTTTCTAGGCACTTGTTGTCCTATACTTGCCACCCCTTTTTTTATAGGTACGAACTAACCAACCATTTGCATAGGCAGATGGATATACATCAAATTTTCTTTTTGCTTCGGCTTTAACTCTTGCGTAAAGAGCCTTGTTTGTTGGTACTGCTTTAGTTTTTTTTGCCATTTACCATTCTCCTATTTACAAGCTGTAAACCTTGCTTGCCAAATCTGTAGCCAAAAGATGAACCAATAACTATGTAAAGCATATTAGAAAACCAAGCAGGAGTGTGTTGGTCTAAAAACATAAAACCTTCTTTTACAAAAGGCTGTGTGTATGGAATAAAACAACATATTAAAATGCCACCAAATATAATTGTCCAAAATTCATCCTTAAGACTATCACCCATTTGATCTGTCAAATGTCTTTCATTTAACATCTGAGAAGTGGCTTCAGTTTCATAAACTTTAGCTTCAGCCTTTGCCTTTGCAACTTTGACTTCAGTTTCGGCTTTTGACTTGTCCATTTTGCCTTGAAGCCAAGTAGTAGCAAGTGAACCTATCGGACCTAATAATGCTTGTATCATTTGCCATTCCTATTCATAAACGCACTTGCTCCCATATAAGCTGCCACAATACCAGACCCAGAAATGTAGAAAAGGTTACTGAGATCAGAAAGTGCCTGTACTCGTTCAATAGAGACAAAAAACATTGCAACAGTAAAACCACCCATAGCAATAAGACTTGCAGTAGCCATCCTGCGTTGTGCTCTTTGTTTTCTGAGGTCATGTTCTAGTCTCTTGATTTCACTCATATGAGTAAATTCTTCATCACTAACTACACCATCATTGTTTATGTCATACTTGGCATATTGTGATTGTTTTTGTAATTTTTTGGTCATGTTCCATTCATAAGATTTTGTGCTAACATCTGTGATAAAACAGGTGTTGAGCTTTGTAATGTTCTTCCAGAACCTGCAACTAAATTACGAAAAGCAACATTTCCTGGTCGTGAATATGCTAATGCACCACCGACTAAAGGTGATAACCCTATGCCTAATGATACTGGGTCAAGAGCACTTCCAAATGCTGAACCTCCAAGTTGTGTAACTGGATTTGCTGTTAAAAGTGAACCTGTAATTAATCTTGATGCAGTGCCACTATCTGGAACTGTATTTCCTATAACATCTTGTCCTAATTCACCAATTCTTTGCATTTTGGCAGTGCCAGACTCAAAAGCTCTTTTGCCTTTGCCTTTTGCACTTTCTTGAAGAATATCGCCTGGTGTAAATGAACCACCTTTAGTTTTACTACGAACAGATGCTTGTGCTACTACTCTGAAGTTTCCGTAGGCTTTATCTAAATCTAACAGTTTTTTTCCTTGTGTTGGGTTTTGGTCAATAATTTCTTTTACAAAAACAGATCGAACATCTTGTAAAACATCAGAAATTTCTTTTGCATCTGGGTCTCCAAGTTTATTTCTGTCTATTGTTGTTCTTAGTTTTTCTTGTATTGCTTTTATATCTTTGCCAGTAAGATTGCCATTTTTTGTTCTTTTCAAAATGACATCTTGAATAATAGAACCAACTTTCTTTTTTAAATCTTCTCTTGTGCCTTGTGTGATTGTATTAAGTTCATCAGTTAAGTTACTAATATTATTGATTTTTGTCTTATCTAATACTTTTTTGTAATTTGTTCTAAAATATTTATTTCCAAAGGCTATTATCTCTCTACCTTCAAGATTCTTTGGTATTTTAATTCCTACAGGCTCAAGAGCTTCATTTGCTACAGCTTTGTTGAAACCTGTTTGAGACCTTTGTAAAGCACCCTTTATAGAATCTCCAATTCCAAAAACTGTTCCTGCTGCTGATTGTTCTGCTCTATCTAACATTGTGCCTATCAAACCAGAGCCTTTAGTAGCTTGACCTGCTGTCAATGGTACACCTTTTTTAATTAATTCTTTTGCACCTTCAGTAATTCTTGGTGCTACTGCTTGTATTGCAGGATTAGTTACTGCTCCAATAGCTGCTGAAGTGCCTGCTGATTTTAATCTGTTTTCAACACCACCTTCACCTGCTCCAAATCCATAAACTCCACTTGCACCTGCACCTCTAAGTGCAGAGCCACCAATCCTTTGACCTCTTGCACCTATTCCTGCTGTTCTTGCTAATTGTGCAATCCTTCCTGCTGTGGCAGTTTGACCTGCTCCAGGTATAAACTGTGCAAGTATCATTGTAGGTATTGATCCTGCTATCTCAGTTCCAAAAGCTGCAACAGGATTACTTTCACGAAAAGCCTTAATTTTACCTCTTACATCATTAAGAACTTCAGCATAAGATTTATTTGAATCCAAAGCAGACCTTACTCCTGCTTCAATCTCATCAGCGAAACCAAAAGTCAAACCTTGTGCAAATGTTCTAATATTTTGTGATTCAACATTTTGATTTACTGGTGTTTCTTTAACGTCTTTTAATAAATCTTCTAATTCTTTACTAGCCATTATCGCCCCTGTTGTATCTCTCTAATTCTTTCTATCATTCTTGTATCTTCAGCTTCAGTTAAGTTTCTACCTCGTAACTCTTTATAGGCTTTGATTTCAGCTAAAGTGTTAAATTCATCTATCATGGCAGGTCCAAAGATTTCGTTATTTTTAACAAATTGATTTACATAATCAGTTACAGAAGTGTACCTTTTACCATCAACAGTTGCTCCACCATATGTTCCTGCTTTGTCAAAATAGGTGTTTACTTGTTCTGCAACAATTTGTGATTTTATAGCTGCTTGTTTTTGAAAAGCTAATATTACTTTGTTTGCTTCAGCAGTTGTTCCAATTTGTGCTGTTGCCTTGCCAGAAAAATCAAGTTCTTTATTAGATAAAGCACCTTTTAATTTAGATGTTTGATCTAATACAAGTTTATTAATAATTGATCTGAAAACTTGTTGGTCATTTAGTTTTGCAGTATCAATGCCTAATTTCTTGGGATCAACACCAAAAATATTTGCTAATCCACCCAAATTTTCTTTTAATGTTAGTAAAGTTTCTCCACCAAGTTGAGACACATCTGGATTATTTTCTAGTAAAGTAAGAGCTTGATTAATATTTGAAATAGTTTCTTGAGAATTTTCAGCAGGTGTAAAGTATAGTTTTTCTATTCTTGCAACTCTTTTTTTACCTGCTTCTTCCTGCTCTTTTGTAATAGGTTGACCAGTATTTACATTTATATTTGTACCACTTTTACCTGTTACATCTCTTATGTATTTGTTGTATTCTGCAGTGCCAGGAACTAAACCTAAAGCAATTGCATTTTTTTGTGCTGTTGTAAGTGCATTTGGTTTTATTTGTGTAAGATTACTTATTGCAGTTGATGATCTACCAAAAGGTCCTGTCTGAGTTGTTTGAACACCTCTAAGGTTACCACCTAAATTAACAACTTCAGATGTGGTTTGTGGTTGAAATAAACTTTGTGCCAAAGCATTACTAAATGCAGTTGGGTTTGCTACTGCAAAGGCTTTCATAGCAGGATTAGCATTTTCTGGTATCATGCTTGTTATTTGATTAGTAAAATCGTCTTCTCTTTTGACTTGTGCATCAATAGCATCTCTTTGTAATTTAGCACCGACTAAGGCTTGAGCAAGTCTACCTAAACCTTGCAAGGGTGTTGCAACAGGTTCTGTTGATATTCCAGTTTGCTGTAACTGTTTGCCTAAAAGATTTCTAGGGTCAGTTTGATATGCCCTATTAAGTTGTTGAAACCTAAATGATGGAAAAGGTCTTAATGCCATTTGTTATCCTATGAAAGTAAGTAAGCTGAACCAAGTGAACCTGCTAATCCAAACAAGCCACCTAGATTTGCTCTTTGATTTGCTAATTGTTGATTAAATGCGTTTTGTTGTGCTGCCATCTGTGCTCCAAAAGCTCCTTGTGTATCAATAGAGCCAGGTGCAAAGAAACTTGCCTGTTGTATCTGAGGACCACCTAACAATGCAGCTAACTCATTAAATTGCTGACCTCTTAATGCAGTTCTTTCTGCAATCTCTCTTTGTCTTTGCTGATTTGCTATTTGATTACTGAGTAATTGATCTTGAATTTGTTGTGATCTACCTAAATTAGCTAAACCAACATTTTGTGCAGCTTGATTAAAGGCTTGTTGTTGAGCACCCAAACCAAATTCACCTTGAGCTGCTCTTTCAGCAAACTGCTGTGCTCTTGATTGTCTTGCTTGATTAACTAATCTATCAGCTTCTTGACCTGCTGCAAGAGTTGATTGTTGTGCTAATCTTTGTAACTGCTCACCTTGATTAGACTCTAACCTATTTAATGCAGAGTCATAGGCTTCAGAAGTAATTGGAATACCTCTGTTTGCTAGGTTTTGCTCTAAATCTTGTCTTTGTCTTGTAAACTCTGGCTGTAACAAACCAAGTTGTCTATTAAATAAAGTCTGCTCAATATTAGTTCTAAAACTTTCTGGATCAGAAACTAATTGTGTTAAACCTTCCGTAGATAAACCAGTTGGTTGAGCAAAGTTTGTTGAAACATTTGTCTGAAATGTAGGTAAACCAGTAGTGGGATCAACATCTTGTGCTTGTGATACACCAGATAAAGATGGTGCAGTTCTGAATGGATTTTGAAAATCTGGGTCATCTGCAAATATCGGTTGCCCAGTGTCATCTGTTCCAACTACAGTTCTGCCACTTATTCTGTCAAAAGCTAAATTACCAAGACCCAACCCTACACCTTCTTGTGCTGCTCTTAACTGAGTCTGAAATGGTGTTTCTTGTGTAAAAGCTGCTGATTGACCACCTTCTGGTACAGTTCCTTGAACAAACTGACCTTGATCTCCTACAGAACCAAACAGTAAATTACCATAAGGTGTAAACTGTGTAATCCTATTTGCATTAGCTTGAGCAGAAATCAGCTCATTAGGATTAGGCACTGGAGGTGGTGTTGGTGATGATTTTCCCATAGTTACTTTCCTTTATCCATTTACATTCATCTTTTAACATACCCCAGACAATGCCATCATTGGGGTAGTATAATTGTCTTAAAATTCCTTCTGGTGTAAAACCCAGTTGCTTATTCATCTTCATTGCTTTTTCATTACTCTCATCACAGGTAACTAGCATCCTGTTTACATCTACTTGTAAAAAAGGATATGCAAACAAAGAATACAGGACAGATCGTGTTGCCCAGTAAGGGGAGGATGAAGCAATACTAGACTCAATCTGCCCATCTCTATAATCATGGTAAACAACCCCTGCTATCAGTTGATTGTTTTTTTGTACACCGATAGCTGTTGAAGGTCCAAACCCTCTAATGTTAAGTTTTTTTGCTACCCATGATTTTACATAATCGTCAATATTTGTAATAATTGTAATCAAAATAGTCTCATCTTTTCATTGACATTGACTAGCTTACAATAACAATCGTAAGTTTTGGTTTCGTTTCCAACCCTAACCTCTTGTTTTGCAAGCCTTTCTTTGAAGTATTTACAGTTATTTACATTTGATAAATAAAGTGCTCCCTCTGGCATACCATTAAGGAAACACAATAAAACAAAAGCAGGTTTCATAAATATCCTTGTTTTTTTGCTATCAAAAGTCCTGTTCCAATAACACCAACAACAAGACCAAGTATGAGAACTCCTAGAATAATTTTTAAAATTAAATCTTCTATTTCTCTTTTTTTCTTTGCTCTTTTCTGAGCTGTTTCTTTTCTTTTTCTTCTAGCTTCAGCACAGTAATTTACATAATCATTGTAAAGTCCTGGTCTTCCGTAAAGTTGCATGAACTCCTTGAGCTTGGCTTTTTTAACTCTTATTTCTTCTAAAGCCATAAACTCTTCTAGGTCATTATCTGACTTGCCTAGAAAAGTTGTCCAAATACTGTTTCTTTTTTTGTGTAAATCTTGTTGTAGCTGATCTTCTGATTGTACAAATTTAGCGATTGCAGCACCACAACTTGAAATTTCTTTTCCATTTTCAATAGTTTTCTTAATAATTCCGTAGGCAACATTAGCTGCTGATAATAATTCAAGCATGACATTGTAATTCCTATTTGATAACTATTGATAATAATAAAAGAATAGTTGTTCCTGCTGTTCCGATTAAAATTGCTTCTAATCTTTTAATTCTCAATATGGTCTCTTTCCACCTCTCATTTGTAAGGGCGATATGAGTATCCATCTCTGCTTTTACTTCTGTTACTGATGGTCTAGGCATATATTCTAGTATAACTCCCCACACTAGTCTGCGTCTTGTATAGTTAGTGTGCCATCTGCAACTTGTCTTAGTATTTCTTGATAGTGTCTGTTATCAGTATCCATAGGAACAGACATTGCAACTCCATCTATCGTACAATTAATTGATGAATTTTCTGTTGTTCCATACGTTAAAACATATTGTGCATTTTCAATTACCATATTTACCTCTATAATTCTGCATCAAAACTTATAAATGCATCTGCATCATTGTTTGACCTAAATGGCGAAACATCTCCGAGAGTATCTCCCTGAGTGCCAGTAAGATTTAATCCTATGATTGTTCTACTACCTCCATCTGCCAATCCAATAGAGGGAGATGAACCAAAAACAACTTGACCAAGACAGGCAAAAGCTCCAGAGTGTGTTACTGTTGGTATTGCTCTCATGGTTGTAGGCATTGTCATTTGCATTCTTCGTTCTCCATTACCAGTTCCAAAAGCAACAACTGTTCCAAAGTTTTCATAATTGTTTCCAGTTTCTGTTTTACCAAAAATATTTAGGTATCTTTGACACAAAGCTAGTTCTTCCCCAAATGACCTATGCTCAAAGGGTGTGACTTGTGAGCCTATTTCCATCTGTAAGCCTGTAATAAAAAATGTTCTGTCTGTACTATCAACTATAGATGTAACACTTGATGCTGCATATCTATTCGCATCTGTATTAGATGCCCAAGTATTTGAAGTAAATGTTCCACTTGTATAATTAGAACCACCATGTAACCAAATTTGAAAATAAAAACTTAAAGCATTATCATTATCTAATTTGCCAGTTGTATCTGCATTAAATGTTAATTCAATCCTGTTCCAACTTGTTGTTACATCAAAAGATTGTTGTATACTTCTTGTATTATCAGCATCAAATAATTCAGCCACATATTTTGCAGAAGCATTAGCTTTTACATAAAATGAAACAGTTACTTTTTTTGCAGTACTAAATCCTTTTTCCAAACCTTGTAAATCTTGTCCTTCAAAAGCATGACTAAATATAAGTAATTCATTTGCTGCAAGAGATGTGTCTGCAGTTGTACAAGCTAATTTAGTTGCTTTAGCAAATCCTTCAAGGTCAGTTATACTTTCCTGCGACATTGTCAATCTACCAGCAGTTCCCTCAGCAAATACTCTCCATCTATCAACAGTATGATAACCACTTGATGCTCCAACACCTGTTTCTGAAGTTGACCTCTGTGCTACAGTTTGTGCTCCATTATAAATTAAATTTCTTCGCCCACCAATCTGACTATTGGTTAGGACTTCACCCATCTTTGCTAATTCTGCTGCTTTTGTCATTCTTTACTCCGTTGGCTTCTCTGGAAATGTGATGTTAGATAAAGCATCATCTGTTGGTGTTTGCGTTGTTAAATCTCTAAGTGCTTGTCTGTATGTCTTCCAAGCTGATGGTACAGTAGCATTGCTTTCTCTAGCTTTGATAACAATCCAATCTGTTTCAGCTAGTAATACATCTCTTTGTCTACGAAGCTCTGTCATTCTTCTATTAGGTGCATCATCATTCCATGCTTTTTCTTCAGCATCTCTGAGTTTTTCTTCCTCTGCTGTAAATTGTATTCTTTGACCATCTTTTAATCTATATCTTGTCATTTTTTCAATCCATAAACTGTTACTTCGCCATTTTCTAAATTTCCAGAATTAGATAAAAACCTTAAACCATCTACATTATTGGTTCTTGCACTTATAATTTGTCCTCCAGATAAAAGAAACCCATTATGATTACCACCAGTATTATAACCAGTAGATTGTCCTAATATAGTTGTTGGAAATGTAGTGCTATTTATATCTCGCAAATATATATAACCATTAGAGGTTTCGCCAGTAGCATTTCCCATATTAGTATAAGTTAAAGGAATAAAACTATCTGCATTAGATGTAAAAGTTACAGTATCTGCATGATTTTGTTGTTCATATGCGTAATTATTTCCAGTATCAAAAGTAGAACCACCATCTGTACTAAAACGAAGTCTTAAAGTTGTGTTATCAGTAGAGTTTTGTATTCTCCATGTTATAAAATAATTATCATAGGTGCTTGTTAAAGTACTACTTGTAATATCATATTCAGATACAGCACTACTCCATGTGGCTGATAATAGCTTGTCCATTCCCCCACCAGTTACAGCACCACTTAAAGTAGTATTACCAGTAACAGATAACGTACCACCCATAGTAACATTACCATCAAATGTACCACCATCTGTCTTACTTACTGTGTCTGCTACAGAAAAGACATCATAAGCTACAATAACAATAATATCATCTACAGAAGCTGCTTGTGCCAATACAACAGAAGTGCCAGTAGTAGAAGTATAATCAGCAGAGCCAAGCAATATGCCATTCTGATACACATCTAAATAGTTGTTATCGACATACGCTAGTGTAGAGCCTTCGTTACTTGCACCACTAAAAGTTGTTTGACTTGCAGTAGCTGTGTAAGTGTAGACTCTTCTGACTCCGTTACTTGGTGATGTTCCTATATATGGCATTAGTCAGCATCCTCTATTGTAAGTGTTCCTGCTTCTACTTGTCTAAGTATTTCTGCGTAATGTTTATTGCCAGTATCTAAAGGCACAGATGAATAAACTCCATCTATGGTGGCTACTATTGTAGCGTTCTTCCCATCAACTGCTAAATATTTTGCATTTTCTATTACCATACTAACCTCTATAACTCTGCGTCTGCTGAATAACCATATTCAAAGCCAATACCTACTGTATGAGTTCCACCATCTCTAACAACTGCATGAAATCCAGTTTTACCTTGTGCATTTGTTGCCCAATTATTACTAGCATCTCCTCCAGTAGTAAAAATTGAAACCTTACCAGATGTTCCATTTCTGCTATAAACAACAACTGTTGGGTCTACTCTTTTTTCAACTTCAAATTTTGTTCCTTGAATATAATTACCTACATGACCAATTTTAACTGGCATACTTTTAAAATTCCAACCATTTGGATTATCAGAGCCAGTTCCATGAAGTTCAAAATATCGTTTGCAAAGTTGAATTTCATCTTTAAAAGACCTATGCTCATATATTGGATTTGTTACATTACCTACCTCTAACTGCACTCCAGTAATTAACCATTCATTAGCTGTATTATCTGCAAGATTAATACTTAATCCTGCACCTCTATCTGTATTTGATTTAGCTTCCCATGAAGTAGGAACTGCACCAGATGAGTTATCTGTTCCTGCAACTAATGCCCACATAATAGCTAAACTATCTCCAGTATCATCTGCAAATGCACCAGTAGTATCACCAATAAAAGGTATGACTTTTCTTTCCCATGTATCAGCAGAATCTATTGTATAGGTTGCACCAATAATTCTTGTATTATCATTATCTTCAAGATTTACTTGGTAAGTTCCAGTTTTATTAGAACGAACATAAAAACTTAAAGTTACATATTCAGCATCAGATGTACCTTTTTTAAGCTGCTGAACATCTTGTCCTTCTATTTTTGTTTGTACAAATAATCTGCTATTTGAAGCTAAAGATGCTTTTGCAGTAGTACAATCTAACTTCAAACTGTTAGCAAATCCAGTTGGTGCAGTTGAAGATTGTGCCATAGTCCAAGTTCCTGCATCTGTATATAATAATGCAAACCTATCTAAAGCATGATAACCAGTTGATGTTATAGATGCAACTGAGGTGTTTCTTTGCGAACATTTCATTTCGCCATTTATGACAATGTTACGTCTGCCAGTTAGTTGCCCACTTGGAGGATTTGGCACATAAGTAACATCATTAATTTTATCGACAGTAACAGAACTTGGAAATGTTGTTGTTATTTGATTGCCAAGATATCCCATTATGTAATCTCCATAATAGATAATGTTGCATCAATTTTAGCTGACACACTACAATCTATTTTTAATACATCTGTTGTTTGCAGAACCACTTTATTACCAGACAGAATCTCTAAACTTGATCCTGCAGGTATTGGTGCATTATCTAGTAACTTAACAGTTTCATTTGTTTCTGTGTCACTTGTATCCGATACAAGCTGAACATCAACTGTGACTTGACTTGTGTGTACATTACATAACACTAAACCAAGAACAACTGCTGTTGTACTACTTGGTACTGTATAAATAGTATCAGGTGTACCTGCACTTGATGGCATGGCTGCATTTGTTTTTACCTTAAATGTATTAGCCATTATTTACTCCTTATCCTAAAGCTATTGCTAAACTTGTTGCTTCTGCTGATGCTTCAGCTAATGTTATTGCAGATATATCACTTCGTACTTCTGAAGCTGATCTTCCCTCAACTGTAGTGCCATCAATTCTTAAAAAATCATTGTCAGCTACACCAGAACCAAACTGTGCTACATTTGTATTTGATATACCAACTGAAAGTGTTGCTGCTGTTCCTAATCCAATATCTGATCTTACCTCTGATGCACTTCTGCTTTCTAAACCATTTGCTGTAAATCTAGCAAACTCATCATCAGCTACAGTTGTACTATCTATTTGAACTGCATTTGTATTTGATATTCCAAATGTTAAAGATGCTTGACCACCTATATCTGATAAAACTTCGCTTGCAGACCTTCCCTCTATGCTTGTTCCATCAACACGAAGAAAATCATTATCTGAAACCCCAGATGTTGCCACTAAAACATTACCATTAGATATACCTGCTGACAGTGTAGCTACTGTAGTTATAGCTGTGCCATTCAAAGTCATGGCATCTGCTTCTAATGTACCATCTATGTCAGCATCACCACTTACATCTAAAGAGCCTGCATCAAGCTCACCTGTTAGTGTTATGTTTCTAAAAGATGCAATGTCTTTATTAGCATCTACAACAACTGCTTTACTTGCTGTTACAGTACCTGCTGTTATGCCATCTAATTGCTCTAACTCAGCTTCATTCAATTCTGCACCAGAGCCTAATGTCAAAGTACCACCAACTGTTAAATTACCTGCTACAGCAAGTGTAGAACTTGTTACTGTTGCGTTTGGTGTATGAGTCAAATAGTTTACAAAGCTACCAGATATTTTACTTGCTAGTGTCAGAGTTCCACCATCTGCTATAGATAGTTTGTGTTGATCTGCGTTATCATCTCCTTGATCTGATTTTAAAACAATTCCTAAAGCTGCTCCTTCAACATTTGCAGCTATTTCTAAACTATCATTTGTGCTTTCATCATATTGGATTGTAATATCTGAATCTGTACCAAGAACTATTGTTTGATTGTCAACAACACTTAAACCTAATGCAAATGGTATCTTTGCAGTTGCTGTTTGTGTGCCATCTTTAAGCAAACAAGTTGACAACCCTGTTGCTATACCATCAAACTCTTGATCCATTCGATCAGCTCTAATTTTGATGCCATTATCTCTGTCATCTGTCCAATCGTATAGTCTTGAAAATGTACCACTTGAAAATGCCATTTATAAAGGACCTCCTGGTATAAAATTAAAATTACTACTTAAAATACTTATTGCTTGTGTTGAGGAAGAAACTTTTATTCTTAGTGAAGCAGACCTACCTAATCTACCTACTACTTTTCTTTTCTGTACTATTCCTGCACCTGTGGTATCACCCCAAACATCAACATCCCATGTTGCTAAATCCCATGTAGCAATATCACTTTCAAAACTACCAGATGACAAATTCAATCCAGATGGTGGTTGTTGATCTATAGCTACACCAAAATCAAAATTTATATTTCCTACAGCTTCTAACATAGGTGCAACCGAGCTAAATCTTTTTATTGATGCTCTATCACCGAAGTAATTGTAAGCAAATGATATGTCAGCTTCTATTGCACTTGTTAAATCAGCAGTGCCACCCACTTTGTATACTTTACCACCTGCTGTACCAAAATAAGTATCACCATCATAGTTTGCCCAAACATTAGCAGGTATATCTTGAAAGATTGCCCATGCTTTTGTTATTGGGTTAAACACATGTTGATTGTAAGGGTCAGTTGCATCACCAGTAGGATAGTTAAAATATAACTTAGAACCATCTGCTGATAAATGAATTTGCCAACCTGTACTGCTACCAGTAAGTTTGACTTGGTTTATTACTGTACCTCTTATTTTCTCACTCAATGCTTGAGCTTGATTTCCAATTAAATCATATCTTATAACTAATGATAATGGCAGATAACCTGCCTTAGTCATCACTATCAAATCACCACCAAGTTTCGCTATTCCTCTTGGTTCATTTACTGGCTCTGCTATTCTAAATGTACCAACTAAAGCAAAATCTGTTGCTGAACTTGGATTTGAACCACTATAAACTAATACTTCACCACTAGACATTACAAAGGCAATTAAATCATCTGTGCCTTCACCACCATCTATAGTCACTGTTCCAACTTGTATTAAATTACCACCAAATGTACCAACCAAACCTAAAGGAAACTTTGTAAAGTTGCCTTGAAAAGTATCTACACTTGCACTGTAATAAAAGTTTTGGTCAGTACCTCTGAAGTAATAAACTCTGTTTTTGTAAACATGAACACCCTTTAGCTCTGATACTGTGCTTCCGTCTGATAAAGTAATACTTAAATCAGATGCAGAAGAACCATTCCATGCAAAAGGTGTGTCTGCTCCATTAACAAACAAGGTGTTACCATTAAACTCAGTAGTCTGAAATCTTCCATTTGACAAACCTGTTTTTTTACTAACAGCAGTTCCACTGTCTATCTGATAAAGTGTGCCATTAGAACCAACTGCTAATAACTGTCTGTTTGCACCTGCATTATGTTCTACAAGTGTTTCTACATCACCTGTACCAATCCCTGTACAAAAACTACTATATCCTTCTCTAGTTGTAATTTTTTCAACTGTAGGAAACCAGTTACTCATTACGATTGCATCTGTTTGTGGCATGGCATCAAGACTATCTCTTGAATTTAAACCACCTAAAGGTGCAGGTATTGAAGCTGATTTTACTCTATACCTAGCTGAAGAAGGTAATGCTTGTAACATTAAACACCACCATATCCACTATCTGGTAAATTAAAACTATAGGGACTTACTGTTAATCTTCTTGCATCATCAAGAGATATTACTGGCGAACCACCTTCTCTTGATATTGCTTGTCTTAATTCAAGCTGATATTGTCTAAAATGCTCTGCATAATCTAATCCGTGCATTTGTGAAAACCTCCAAGTCACACCCATTTCAATCAAAAGTTCATCTAAGATGCCTGTGTCTGTATCCACAGTAAAAGCAGCTTGAGATGTGCCATCTGTCTTCTGATTCCAATGTGATGAAATATATTCAAAACCTATGGTCTCTGTTGATGTTGGTGTTGGAGTTATATCAAACTTTAAACTATTGCTTGAAACCTTTAACCTAAACCTTTGTGTTATGCCTGTTGATATAACATTATTTTGATCCCTTTGATATTGTTGTGGTGTCAAAGGACCTGTAAATGCTTCTTTATCAGTTCTGTTATAAGCTGTGCCACTAACAAACCTGTCAAAATCTGAAGGCAAGTCATAACTTGATGTACCACTTGAAGTAGAAAAAGTATGTTCTTTTGTAAGAATTGCCCAATTTGTGGCTCTCATTAATTGTTTACCTTCTCTTTGAGCTAAAGCTAATAGTTGTCTAGCTGTCGGAGAAGTATTACCAATTATTGTACTTTCTCTTTCAAATCCAGTAAAATCACTTACTGCTTGGCATATCGTTAATAGGCTCATCTTTTATTTCAATCTTTAAAGGTTTCTCATCTTTTTTTGGTTTGGTCTTTTTAGCTGATACAGATAAATTAGCTATTTTCTGTAGTTCAACATAAGGCTGACCAAGTTTTAACAAATCATCCATTTTGGCAGTTGCTAATTCTTCTAAGGTTTCTATACCTGCAAGTTCAAGCTCAACTCTTCTTGGCTCTGTCATGCCTGGTATTTCATTTAGTGCAGTGCCTTTTTTTGGCTTAATGCCTTTGGATTTTTTGTATGACTCCCACTGATCTGGAAATCGACTTAAATCTTCTGGTCTAACAGGTGCTTCAAATATATCCCTGTTGCCACTTACTGAGATGCGAACAAAGTCTCTCATCTCTTCATTAAATTCTCTTTCAAAAAAAACTGCTTTCACAGCCATATTTACCCTCCATGAAGTAAGGGGAGATTGCTCTCCCCTATAAGTTACATTGGAAAATCACAAATGATTTCTTTATCTGAAATGTCTCCTGCAATAGCACAAACATTGTCTGTTGCTGATGCTGAAACATCAAGAGTACCATCTGAACTCCCTGTAGGTGTTAAAGGGTCTCCGTCTGCACCTGCTGTCAAGGCAGTATTTAAAGTTGCAGGACCTTTAATTTGAATCCATGCGTACTGCCCATCTGTAGGAGCTGATTGAAGAACACCTGCACCAATCTCTACAGAGTCTGATAAATCAGATGTAACTTGATTAAGTTTATAGCCATCTAGTGTGTAGTAGTAAGCAACATTGCCACTTACTGCTGCAACAGAACCTGCACCTGTGTCATATTGAACATATTTAAAGATTCTAGTTCCGTTTGTGTCATCTATGATAGCTCCAAGTTGCCCTAACTGAAATTCTGGTGTGTCGGCAACTGCTGTTGGGTCAATGCCCATAACTGATACTAAACTCATACTAATCTCCTTCTATGTATGAATCACACCTTGAAGTGCTCTATTTGAGCAAGTCAAGTTGCCAGACCAAAACATTGGGGTTACCATTGCATCTTGGTTAATTGACATTTTAGCTTCACCAGGAACAAAATTCCTTGATGCTGCCACCTCTAATCTTAGATAGTTTGTATTTAAGAAATACATTCTATTTGTATTACAGCTACTATCGAAGACTACATCTGAATTTAGATACTGAACTGATGTAAAACCAGAGTTAGCTAAATCGTCTGATGTAATTCTTTGAATAGCTTGTAATGAACCTAAGAAAGCCTTATAAGCATTTGTTCCTGCCATGATAAGGTCTGGACTATCTGCACCTCTCACTAATTGTAGGTAGATATTATTCATATCTGATTGTACATTAGCTGTTGAGAAAGCACTTGAAGTCGCAGTAGTCTGTACATTTTGCCAGAATGTGAAAGTAGAACTATTAATTCCACCAACTGTTCCAGTTCCTGCATCAGCTACTATTAACTGTAGACCACCAACTTCTTTTCCATCTGAGCCTGTGCCATCTGAATATAATGAAGTTGAAAGACTATTCATCATAGACTTTTCAAGAACATTTATTCTTGCTTCTAACAAATTAATAATTGCCTGTTCACCTGCATTTTTAATTTGCTCTAAACCAGAAATTGTTACATTTCCTGCTAATTGCTTGTAGTCGAAAACTGCTGCACTTAATACATCAGCAGGTGATACATCTAAGGTTTCATAACCAGAGTAAAACTGCACTGTGCCATTATCAGCATATTCCAACTCACGAACAATGTCTCTACCTGTTACAGTAGTTTGATTACCATTCTCACGCAACCTACGGAGAAGGGCATTATGGTTACTAACATTATCTGCTAACTGTCTTGACCTGTTTCGCAGAGTGGTAGTAACGATTTCTGAAAGATTTGGACTAGCCATTTCTTACCTACCTTCCTTGTTGTAGTTGATTAATTGATTGTTGTATTGTTTCTCTAATCGTTAGATTGCCTGGAAGTTTTTGTTCAGCAGGTGTTGCACTACCTCTTACAGTTGACCTTTGCGACTTTTTTGCTTTTTGCACAGCTTCTGTTTTAACTTGGCTTTTACTTGCTTTCTTCACTTGATTATCAATCATAGATTTTCTCAAGTTTGGGTCTGCGTGTACTGCCATGTCATAAGCTGCTTCTAAGTCTTGTGCCTGTTGAGTCTGTATTAGAACACCCATCACTTTTCTAACATTATCAAAATGTGGGTATTTTAAATTACCATTCTCATCTTTTGCACTAGCAAACTGGTCAATCATGGATTGGGTGCTTTGCTGTTCACTTTGCATCCTTTGATTTTCTTGTTTTTGAAGAAAACCCTCTAACTGAGCTACTTGCTGTTTGAGTGCTTTTACTTCTGGGTCGGAATAATCATCTTCTGCTGTGTCATCATTGACTGCTGTTAAATCAACCCCATAGTTGGTAGCTAACCAACTTATAGCTTTCTTGGGGTCTTTTTTAAGATAATCATGTGCTGCAAATAGTTGCCTAATTGCACCAACCTCATCCATACCTAGCCTTTCAAAGTCTCCCATGTAAGGCTTGATAATTCCATCTATAGCTTCTTGCCTTTTTCTATATTGGGCAATTTGCTGTGTTTTCTTTGTATAATCAGACTCTAAATCCTTATGCCTATCCATAAACATATGCTGTGCTAAAGGTTCTAGCTGATTAAATTTTTCTTTAAATTCTTTGTTCCAATGCTTTGGTGGTTCTAAAGGTTCTACTTCTTCTTGGGTCTTCCCCTCTTCTTCACCTGTTTCTTCGTCTGAGTCTCCAGTATTTCCATCTTGCTCGGACTCTTCTTCTTCTGAAACTTCTTCAGAAGATTCATTATCATCATCTTGATTTTGTTCAACATTGTTTTCCTCTTCATTAGGTTGTAATTCAGCCAATGTCTTACTTAATGTTTCTGCCACTGTTTCTGATACTGGCTGCTGAGATACTGGACTTTCTGGTGCAGTATCTTGAGTGTTATCAATAGTTTGTGTATCGTTCATTTTAATAAATGATTTTGCTCATTCCCCACTTCTATAAAGTTATTTTTACGCAAGAACTCTCTGTGCTCTGATCTTGATGTTATCCAACCTCTATCTTTCATATTTTGATAAGGCTCAATATCACGCATGACATTGACACTACTTTTTCTTGCACCCATTGATTTTTCAACAAGCTCACCATTTCTGTAAATAAAAGTTCTCTTACTCATCTCATCAACATATTGGCTACTTGTTGTTGCATCTCTGCATTAATCTTTCTTTGTGGTCTTTGAAATGTACCTAAAGCTGATACAAACTCATCTCCAAAAACCTTAGAAAGAATCCCCATAAGTGGACTATCCACTGCTTCTCTTACTATTTCTTTTTCTTGGTCAGACAGATTTAAATAATTCTGTGCTGCTTTTTCCATATCTATGTTCATGCAAAATCTCTTGGGTTACCGAATAAATTTAAATTTGGTGCTGCACTTGTTGGTTGAGTTAGGTTTCTTGTGCCTAACAAATCAACTAAAGTATTAGGTGCATAACCATAAGGTTGATATAAATTACCCATACCAGAGTAAAGATAGTATGGATTTTGTAATACATTGACTGCCAAGTCAGAACTGATTGGATTCTCTGCAACTGTATCAACTTCTGTTGTTGTTCTTCTTCTCGGTAAGACAGCAGGATTATTGTCATTACCATCATCTTGAAAAAAGTTTTGTGGTTGCATCATAGGATTTGTATTCAACCCCCCTTGAACTCCAGGCTGATTCATTTGACCTATTGTTCCCATTGTTTGATTTGCACCAAATCCTTGACCTGTTGTTCCAGTAATATTTCCATCTGTGAAAGTAGGAACTTCACCTCTATTCAAGGCATCTAATGTCATTCTTGATGGCAAACCAGTAATGGCATTAATTAAACTGATACCAGGAAGATTAACATCTGGGAAAAACCCTTTTGCATCTTCTTGTAGCTGATTTGCAGCTTGGCTGTTAGCAAAGTTGAAATCTGTAACATCTTGACCACTACCACCAAAAAAATTTTGATTTTCTTGTGTTCTGTCTTGTCTTGCAGAT